CAACGACGCCCACGACCGTGCAGTGGTCGATTGCCTTCGGCGGCACGCAGTTGAACAGCCTTGCCACGGGTGAAGGCGCGTCGTTCTCGACGGCCACGGTCAAAGCGGCGCGGCGTGTCGGTGTCGGCCTGCAGACGTGGCTAGTCGGCGCTGCCATCGGATCGCAGGCGCAGGAACTTGACCAGGATTTCAGCAGCGCGCCCATTGTCGTCGCGCCTGGTGAACTGATCGGCGCGGTGGCGAAGTTTATTCAAGGCACGGCGACCGCTTCTCAAGTGATCTGGACGGTGGTCACTTTCCGCGGTTACTACGAGTAAGCCATGTCTCTGCTGCTGGCGCTTGTCGGCGGCGATGTAGCGCCGTCGGTTAGCAGCTTCCGCAAGCCGCGGACGCGCAAAACTCGGTCATGGCGGCCATACGTCCAACTGTTGCCCGATGAGCAGCTAGAACAGGACGAGGCGCAAGAAGAGCGGAGCGAGTACCTAGAGCCGAACGAGCTGCTTCTGTCTGCGTACAGGGAGCGGCAGGCGGCGATAGCAGCGCGGGTGCAGGCGCTGAAGATTGAAGAGGCCAACGCAAGGGCACAAGAGGCCATCGCGGAGGCGGCGCGAGACGTTGCAAAGGTGAGGCGTTCAGCCGAAAGGCAAGTGGCCTTGCAACTTGAGATGCAGCGCATCGCGCAAGAGATTGAAGAGATGGACGTGGCGTACATCGTCGCGCTCATGGACTAGTTTTCTCCTCGGCAAGTTCGGCCCCCTCGGGAAACCTTGGGGGCCTTTTTCTTGTCGGTCGTCGCCGGACTGTCGGGCGTGTTGGCTGTCGCCGGGCCTAACCGGGCGCGAAGAGTGGGAATGGATAGCACGCTGAATTCGATCTTGAGCGATGAGGGTCCGGCCGAAGTTGAAGCCGTGGAAGCCGTAGAGGCTGAAGCGGTCGAACAGGTCGAACAGCCCACGGGTGAAACAACTGCGCCACCGGCAGAACCGCCCAAGACGGAAGACAAGCAGTCACAAGGACTTGTCGCGGCAGCAATCGCTGAACGCAATCGCAGGCAGGAAGCGGAAAAGCAAGCGGCTCACTACCGCGAGCTTTACGAACAGTCCCAGCGGCAGCGGCCAGCAGGCGGCCAAGGCGAGCCGGACCCGAACCAATACACGGATCAAACGCAGTATTTCAACGACCTTGTTGAGTACCGCGCCAATGCCCGCGTGGAGAGGGAGCGGCAGACCTGGCAGCAGCAGATGCAGCGGGAACAAATGGAGCGGGAAATCAACACTCGCACCGAGTCCGTAGTGAAGGAAGGCCAGACCAAGTATCAGGACTTCGACGCCGCTATTGAGGCGCTGCGTCCTGTGCTTCACGACGACTTCCGCAAGGCGCTGGTGCTGCGCGGCGGGCCTGACGTGGCTTACCACCTGTCGAAAGACTTGGCGGAAGCGTACCGCGTTGCCTCGCTGCCGCAAGGCGAGATGCTGCTTGAGATTGCTGAGTTGCGCGGGATGTTGCGGGCCAAGCCCGTGGCGCCGCCGCCAGTGCGTGCCCCCATTCCTCAGACCCTGACGCAAGCCCGAGACGCGCGCGGCCAATTCCAGGCCGCCGTGTCGGAAATGACACCACTCGACGCGGTATTGAACCGCACCTGAAGGAAACATCATGTCTCTGACGACCGCCCGCACCGGGCTTACCCCGCAGCAGTGGGACGACAAGTTCTTCACTGCGTACATCCGCGACAACCGCTTTCAGAAATACATGGGCACGGATGAGAACAGCATCATCCAGCTCAAGGAAGACCTCACCAAGAAGTCCGGCGACAGCGTGACCTTCGCGCTCGTCAACGAACTGACGGGCTCTGGCGTCACCGGCAACGGCACGCTGGAAGGCAACGAAGAGGCCCTGGACACCCGTTCGTTCCGCTGCTACGTCGAGCCCCTGCGGCACGCCGTGGCCGTGACCGATTGGGACCAGCAGAAGAGCGCCATCGACCTGCGCGATGCGGGCAAGATGATGCTCAAGATGTGGTCGATGACCAAGATGCGCGACGACATCATCACCGCGCTGGGCTCGATCAACGGTGTGGCCTACGCCTCGGCGACTTCCGCGCAGCGCAATGCGTGGATGGTGGACAACGTGGACCGCGTGCTGATCGGCGCTGCGAAGTCGAACTACTCGGCAACGCACGCCACGGCGCTGGCGAACGTGGACAACACGGCCGACAAGCTGACTCCCGAAGCCGTGTCGCTGATGAAGCGCATCGCCCAAGCGGCCAGCCCGAAGATCCGCCCGATTCGTCTGAACGACGATGAGGAGTGGTACGTGCTGTTCGTGCCGTCGAACTCGTTCCGCGACTTCGCGCTGAACTCCACCGTGACGCAGGCCAACCGTGATGCTCGTGAACGTGGTGTGACCACGAACCCGATCTTCAAGGGCGGCGCGCTGGTGTGGGATGGCGTCATCGTGCGCGAGATCCCAGAACTGCCGACTGTGCTGGAAGGCGCTTCGAGCATCCGCATCGGTGCATCTTTCCTCTGCGGCGCTCAAGCGCTGGCGGTGGGCTTTGCGCAACGCACGCGCACCACGACCGACACGCGGGACTACGGTTTCGTGAACGGCGTGGCTGTGAGCGAAGTGCGCGGCATCAAGAAGATGATTTTCGGTTCGGGCTCGGGCGACACCGACGACCTGAAGGACCACGGCATCGTCACCGGCTGGTTCGCTGCCGTGGCTGATGCCTAAAGCGTGCGGGGGCTTTGGCCCCTGCTTCGCAACACACACAAGGAACTGACATGGCTAACTTCACTGCGGCCCGCGCGGCCGATTCTTTCCCCGTCTTCCAGCCCACTGGCGCCGGCATCGTGTGCGCGGCTTACGGCACCTTTCCGGTGGCCGTAAACCCGACCATCGCTGACATCGGCCAGATGTGCAAGCTGCCCGCGGGTGCGGTTGTCCTGGGCGGCCACCTGTACGCGGCCGACCTCGACACCGGCACCGAAACGCTCGACATCGATGTGGGCTGGCTTGCCAACGGTGGCTCCGGCACCTACGACTCGACCGACGCGGACGGCCTGGGCAATTTCGGCGTGGTGTCGGGCGATGCGTTCGCCTCGGGCAACGTGTCGAACGTGACGGGTGTCAACTACCCGCTGAACGGCCTTCTGGCGACCGGCGTCCTGCCGAGCTTCACCGCTGAAACGATCATCACCGTGACCTTCGTCGCTGCTGCGGCGACGTTTGCGGCCGGTTCGGTCAGCGTTGTCGTGTTCTACGTGGTGCCCTGAGATTGGCCCACTTCACCTACATAGGTGACGAGCCGGGGACGGATGCCTTTGGGCTGAAGTTCCCGGCCGGCGTTGCGGTCGAAGTCATCGATCAGCACGCCATCAACAAACTGCGCGGCAATCGCTTCTTCGCTGAGTCATTTGACGGCGTACAAGTGCTTGATGCGCTGCCCGACGCCAAACGGCGCGGGCGACCACCCAAGGCCCGGTGATGCCAACGTACACATGGACCCGCACCCGCGAGCAGCTCGGAGAGATGATCCTTCGCAAGCTCGGCGTTATCGGCGCGTCTGACACCGCCGAAGCCGAAGATGCGGCGCTGGTGTACGAGGCAATGGACGCGCGGCTGAAGGAACTGCAGACGCTGCACGTCCTTTGGTGGAACGTAACCGGCGCGCAAACTTCGCTGCCGCTTACGGCTGGCGTTGCCACGGCAACCATCGGCGCTGTTGATTTCCTGTATCCCGTGACGGCGACTGTCCTTGTAGGCAACGAAGAGCGCCCCCTTCGGGTTGTCTCGCACCGTGAGTATCAGGCCCTGCCGAACAAGGCCGACGGAGGCGAGCCCGAACTGCTTTTCATTGATGGCGCGCTGTGCCGCTTCTGGCCGGTGCCGCGGAGCAACACGACCGCCAATCTGACGTATCAGGCAATTTCTGCTGACGTTCAAAGCGGCGCGGTCCCTGATGTTCCGCCCGGCGCAATGCGCGCGTTTGCGCTGTTGGTTGCTGGCGACTTGGTGGACGAGTTCGGCCTATCAGGCGAGCAGGCCGCGCGCTTGACGGCCCGGCAGACCGAATCGATGCGGACGCTTCGCATGATCGGGCAGCAGCGCGTAGATACGGCGCCTGTTGTGGCGGAGTATTTCTGATGACGCGCGAATACGAGCGAGGCTACTGATGACCTTTCAAACCGCAGCCCTCACCGCGTTTGCAGCGGCCGGCGCCTCTGGCCTTGCTGGCGGCACGCTTCAACTCATGAACCCGGGCGGCACGGCGGTGGCGACCGTGACGCTCAACTCACCGGCCAGCACCAACAGCGGCGCGGTGCAGACCTTCTCGGGCTTCCCGAAGTCCACCACGGGCACGGCTGGCACCGTGGCAAGCGCCCGATTCCGCACCAGCGGCGGCACCGATTGGCGCACGGGCATTCCTGTGGGCATCCCGGGCAGCGGGGCGCAAGTGATCGTTGACAACGGCATCGGCACGCTGGTGATCGCTGCCGGGCAGACCGTGACCGTCACGGCTGCGTCGATCACGCACACGGCGGCCTGATAGCTCATGCCCTTCTCGATCCTCCACGCCCCGACGCGCTCTGCTGTAGCCGCTGCCACGTCGCAGACGGCGCAGCGTGACGCCATCCTGGCGCCGTGGGCTGGCGGCGGCGTGCGTATGCGCGTGCTGGGCACGGGTGGCGTGCTGCGGCAGACACAGACCCTCGGCGCGTGGACGACTGGCGGCACCGACCCGCTGGAGTTCTCGCCAGGTGCGCGCAGTGCATGGACGCACAGCAGCGCGGGCGACATCGAAAGCGTCGAGTTCCGGCTGCTGGATGAGACGCCGATTTTCTCGATTGACGCGCAGGCAGGAGCAGGCGCGGCGGCGGTGGACTTCGTGGGCGTGATCAAGGAGCGCTGCCCGGTCAAGGTGTCGGGGCTGGTGTTCACGGCTGACGATGCGCTGCCTGTGTTGTATACGGTTCCTGCTGGCGCGATTACAAACATCAGTCTCAACAACCGGGACAGCATCAACCCGCGAAGCAATGCGGCGCTAAATCCGAATGCGCCGAGCGCTGCGCCGTGGGAGGCCTCGGTGGGCTGGGGCTCAGAAGCAATTTCTGCGTATGCCGGGGCTCTCTATGCTGGCGGCATGGCGGATTTTGGCCTGTATTTGATGTACGCCGCGCCAGGCCATAGCACCAATTTAGAGTATTGCGGTCACGTTGGATTTAATGTTTCAAGCCAACTATGGGAACTAATCGACAACGCCCCGCCGACGCCCGTGATGAGTTCGTATTCGGCTGGCGTGACGCCTGCGCCGTCTCGGTTTAATCACGACTGGGGAGACTGGATCGGAGATAGCGCCGACTGGGCTGCGGACTTTCGGCGGCCCGGCTATAACCCACCCGCTGGTGGGCACACCCGCAATTCTTGGGTTTACATCCCCGGGGCCCAAGCTGGCAACACCCGCGGGAAAGTCGTTGCGGCTTGGCATGCCACCGGCAACAACACCGGCACGGGCCTTCGTGGGTCGTGGGTCTATGACTGCGACACGCGCATGTGGTCGCGGACGGCCAACATTCGACCGGGCGACGGCAGCAGCGTCGGCGGGATCGCGTATCACGCAACGCAAAACGTCGTTATTGGCTACAACCGCGAATCTAGCGCTACTGTGTCAGAGCTTGACGTTTTGGATATGTCCAATGTGACGTGGACAAGACGCAATGCAACAAGCGCTGTAGCCTTGGCGATTGATAGTACGTGCTTTGTTGTTGGCGACTTGTACGTTTACGTCGGCAATGGCGCAAGTAACAGCACGATGCGCGCAGCACCTGTTAGCACCGTCAAGTCGGGCGGTTCGTGGGCTTGGCAAAACTTGACAATCAGCGCGGCGAGTTGGCCGCTAAAAACTGGCGGTGTAGCGGCCGGTACGCTGACTTGTCAATGGTCGCGCTGCCCCGTTAACGGAGCGTGGTACGCGGTCAACCGAAATTCTGGCAGTTCAACGCTCTGGCGGCTTGAGAAGCCTACAGGAGTTGCAGACAGCGACACAGCCGGATTGCTTTCTGGCACATGGACTGTGACATCGGAAACGCTAACCGGAGCAGGTCTAGAGCCGGCGCAGTTTGACTATGGGCGTTTGCAGTGGTGCGACATCCTGATGGCTTTTCTTTGGGTTGGAGACGCGCACACGAGCAACGTCCAAGCCATTAGACCTGTGGGTGTGTAACTTATGAATTACGTTTCTGGATCACTTGCAGCCGCGTTTGAAAACTTCGTTTCTACGAAGGACGTTTCAGTCAATGTCGGCTCTAGCGCAGGCCGCTTTGTGCTTGGTGTCGCTACCTCGCTTAACGGGGACGCAACAGCTTCTCGCAGCTTGACTGCGCAAACTTACAACGCAGTTTCCCTTACCGCCACCACTGCGCAAAGCAACACGTTTGGCAAGTTTTTTCAGGCCGTCCACGGCACGACAACCGCGACTGGCAGCAACTCGCTGTCAGTAAGCGCCACAAACAACAGCGGTGGCATCTACATCGGCGGTGTGGCGTTTGATGGCGTGGACACGGGGGCGCCAATCTCCGGCCTGGTTCACGGTGCCAACGACAACGCGGCGCCTACGTGGACAGTCACCAGCGCGACAGGGGAAACCGTCTATGCGCTGATTTTGGAGGGCGGCTCTCAGTCAACCATCACGGAAGGCAGCGGCGTAACAGTAGTCGCGACCGTCAACGTAGACGTGAGCCGCTATCACCTTTTGAGCAAGGCGGGCGCGTCGTCGGTCACGATTGATGGCACGTTCCCCGGCACTCGCTCTTGGATGGGCTGGGCTTTTTCTCTGCGCGGAAGCGGCGGCGGCGGTGGCTCTGTCGGCGCTGGCCTCATGTCCTCCCCCCTTCTTGTTTCTCGGCTGCGGCGCGGCCTTGTGAGGTAACCCCATGTCTGTCCATTACGGCGATATCCCTGTCGGCGCGGTCATCCCGCACCTGTTCGACACTGCAGCAGGCGCAACCGGCGCAAGCATCACGATGACGGGCCTCGCGGTCACGGACATCGAGATTTACAAGGACGGCGGCACCATCCAGCGGGCCAGTGATGCGGGCTATACGCTGCTCGATACCGACGGCATTGACTTCGACGGCACGACCGGCATTCACGGGTTCAGCGTGAACACCGGGGACAACACCACGGCCGGCTTTTGGACGGCGGGCAGCTTCTATCACGTCGTTGTCAGCAGCATCACGGTGGACTCGCAGACCGTGAACTTCGTGGCCTTCAGCTTCCGCCTAGTGCGCGCTGAAGCCGTCGCGGGTGTGCCTGCAGCCAACATCACGCACGTCATCGGCGATGCGGTGCAGGCCAGCAGCAGCAAGACGACGAACTGGGGCGGCACGCCTTAAGCCATGCCGGCATGGCGTGCGGGTTCATGGGCGGCTGACGCCTGGGCAGGGACTGCCTGGGATGAATCGGTCGCCCCCATCGGCCGCGCGTGGTTTGCGACGGCGTGGGCGGCTGGTTCGTGGGGTTCCTCCTCATGGGCGCTGGCCGAGGGCGGCGCTCCTGTCCCGACCATCATCAGCCTCACCGCGACGGCAACAACCGCGACCGTTTCGTGGGTGGGGGCGGCGACTCAGTACCGCATCGACGAGGGCTCGGCCACTGCTTTGCCTGACGGCACCAGCCCCGACACGATTACCGGGCTGACGGCGAACACCGAATACAGCGCGCCAGGTCTTCAGCTACGCGACGGCCCTAGCGGGGTCTGGTCTACCGCGTTTGCGTTCGGCACCGAGAACGACGGCAGCGGCGGCGGTGAGATCGAGCTAAACGTCGGCGTAGCGGTTGCCGCGAGTGGCGCGGTCGGCGGCGTGGTGTCTGCGGGCGTTGACGTAACCGGCATCACCGGCATCGTCAGCGTGTCGGTTGACGCAGCCGGCGCAGTGGGTGGCGTTGTCAGTGTCTCGGTGCTTGCTGCGGCCACGGGTGCCGCGCCGAGCGTGATCCTCGACCCGGTAAGCGTATCCGTCCCCGAGGGGTCGACGGTCAGCTTCACCGCGGGGGCGATTGGTGACGATCCCATCACCGTGCAGTGGGAGCGCGATGCTTTTGCTGCCGGCTCATGGACAACGATTCCCGGCGCGACAAGTACCACACTGACAGGGACCGCCAGCTACACGGGCGGTTTCTTCAGCAACAGCGACCAGTTCCGCGCACGGTTCAGCAACGCCTCGGGCATTGCCTACACCGAGCCGGCCACGCTTACGACGACGCTGGCGGCCACGGTGGCCACCGATGCGTCGGCACTGGCTGCGCGCGAGTTGTCGCGTCGTCGCACCCTGCGGGCTACGTCCGAGCGGCATGTGAACTACATGCTGAAGCGCTCGGAAGCCGGCCCCGAGAAGAACCTGTTGTTCCGCGAGCAAGTGCCCGGACTGACCCGGCTCGGCAGTCTCGGCGCTGAGGCGCGGGGCGCTTTCTGGACCGGCTCGCGCCTGTTTATCGTGGCAGGGTCTGCGCTGCTGGAAGTGTTCAGCGATTGGACGACGGCGGTTCGCGGGTCTTTGCTCACCAGCACGGGCCGCGTTGAGATGGCACAGGGCTTGTTTTCGCTGGTGGTGGTGGACGGGAATGGTTATGTCCTGACGCTGGCTAACAACACGTTTTCTCGGATCACGGATCCCGATTTCCTCGGATCTCGTCGGGTGGCTTTCCTTGATGGCCGGTTCATCTTTGCCAAGCCCAACAGTCAGCAGTGGTTCTGGAGCGCGGGCATTGACACCGCCTCGGACTATTCGGCGCTTGACTTCGCATCGGCTGAACGTCGGCCCGACAACATCGTCGGCCACCTTGTCGATCATGGCGAGATTTGGTTGTTCGGGCAGGGCTCGGTCGAAGTCTGGTTCCCCGCGCCCACGGTGGACAGCCC